GACGTGTGGGTGATGGGCGACCACCGGCTGCTGTGCGGGGACGCCACCAGCATCGAGGCGGTCCAGGCCGTGTTGACCGGCAACTTGGCGGACATGGTCTTCACCGACCCGCCGTACAACGTCGATTACGAAGGCAAGACGGCCCGGAAGCTCAAGATCGCCAGCGACACCATGGGCAGCCAGTTCTACGAGTTCCTGCGGCAGTCGTGCGCGAACATGCTGGCGGTCACCAAGGGCGCCATCTACGTCTGCATGTCGTCGTCGGAACTGCACACGCTCTTCCGGGCGTTCACGGATGCCGGAGGCCATTGGTCCACGTTCGTGATCTGGGCCAAGCACCATTTCACACTGGGCCGGTCGGACTACCAGCGGATGTACGAGCCGATCCTCTATGGCTGGCGCAACGGAACGGATCACTTCTGGTGCGGCGCGCGGGACCAGGGCGACGTGTGGTTCATCAAGCGGCCTATGGCGAACCTGGAGCACCCGACCATGAAGCCTGTGGAATTGGTGGAGCGCGCCCTCCGGAACAGCAGCAAGTCGCGCGACACGATTCTTGATGTCTTCGGCGGATCGGGGACGACGCTGATCGCTTGCGAGAAGTCGGGACGGCAGGCGCGGCTGATTGAACTGGAGCCGCGGTACTGCGACGTGGCGGTTCAGAGGTGGCAGGAATGGTCCGGCGGGACGGCATCATTGGAAGGCGACGGGCGGACCTTTGCCGAGATTGCCACAGCGCGCGGCCAAGTGGATTCCTGAATCGCCCGTTGCCGCCGGGAGATTGCGGAGTGCGAGGCGCAGCTTCGGGCTGGCCATCTCGATGTGGAGGGCCTTTGCATGGCGCTGGCGGATTGGTCGGCGGAGTTAAGGATCATCCTTCAGGCGGCAGGTACAAAAGCAGAACCGCCGCCGGATCACTGAACCGCCTGGGTGCGCAGGCCGTTTGCCAGAGCGGCAACCGCTTGCTTCGCCGCGACAAACGACCAGGATTTCGTCGATTTGAACCCGCTTGAATTTCAGGTTCCGCAGTGGTCGGTCCAGGTATGCGGAACAGGCCGCGTCAAGCTCCAACTGGAGCTTCTGAATTGTGTTCTTGGCAACGCCGGTCCTGCGAATCGTCGCACGTACCGAGCTGCCGTCGACCAGGGCCGCAACCGCTTGGGCGCGTTTTTCGGTTGATAGCTTGTCGATGCCTCTTCCGAGTTCTGCCAAGCATGGAAGGTCATGAAGACAATGGTGAAAACTCGATCTTGTTTAACACGCTTTGCCTGTGCTATTGGGTTGGTCGGTCGGGGGATGAAAGCAAAAGGATTTCCTTGTAGCGAAGTTCAACTCGTTCCCTTATGCACTTCTGCAGGGCTGCTGAAGTTGTTGCCAATGACTCGGGAGGAATTGATGCCATGGCTTGCTTTATCTCGGTCTCTGAAAGAAGTCCTTTACTCTCAACAAGTTCAAGCACCTTCTGAAGCGTTACAGTTTGAGCAGCGAAAAGCTCACATATCGAGATAGTGAACGCTATCCAGATCGGGTCCGTATCCAGGAGTGGAATTTGGCTCATCTCTTGTTCAATCGCGCCTAGCCTTCGCCGATTGCAGACCGTTTGCCGGGCGATAGCACTACCGCCCGAGTTCGCGAGTTTAGTTCCGATCTCGCAGACTTTGTTTACTTGACCGCCACGCCTCAGTATGAACACATCTGAACGCAGGCGGTCAAGCACAACAGACACAAAAGCAGAACCGCCGCCGGATCGTTGAACCCGGCGGCGGCTTGGTGAGGAGGTAGGCGGTCCCTACTTGGCGATGCGGTAGACCCGGTCGCCGGCTTCGTTCTTCGAGGAATCGATCTTGATTCCGTGCTTCTTGCCGGCGGTGGAGATGAAACCCCGGACGCTGTGAGCCTGCCAGTCGGTCGCCTTCATGATCTCGGCGAGGGTCGCGCCCTTGGGACGCCCGATCATCTCCAGGATCTTCGCGCCCTTGCTCTCGGGGCGAGGCGTGGTAGCCTCCTTCGCGCGGGCGGGCTTGGCGCCCTTCTTGCTGGTCTTGGCTTCCTTCTTCGGCGCGGTGGCTTTGGCGGTCTTCTTGGTTTTCGCGCCCTTGGCGGTTTTCTGGCCCTTGGGCGCGCCCTTCTTCTGGCTGGCGTCCTTCTTCGAGGAGTCCTTCTCCGGCGCGACGTGCGCGCCCTGTTCCGCAACGGCGGCGGTTTCGGTGGTGTTGGTGGCTTCTGCGTTCTTCATCGAGGTGTTTATCCTTTCGGCGGTTGATCCGCGCATGACGATTCATCACTCCGGTTCGCCCGGAAGGCAAGGGGAAAGTGACCAGCTCCGCAACGATTAGCCGAGAGGCGAACACATGGCGATCCTGAGCCTGCGGGGCTACGCGCGCCATCGCGGAGTCGCGCTCTCCGCCGTGCAGAAGGCCATCAAGTCCAGGCGCATCTCCGTAGAGCCGGACGGGCGGATCGACTCTGGCAATGCGGATCTCCAGTGGGAGCGGAACACCGAGCAGCATGCCCCGCCCGTCGCACAACGCGGCCAGGAGGAGGACGATGCCTCGTCGTTCGGCGGCTCGCAATACACCAAGGCGCGCGCGGTGCGCGAGCACTACACTGCGCGACTGGCGAAGTTGGAGTTCGAGGAGCGCACCGGAAAGCTCGTCCCCAAGGACGAAGTCCAGGTCGCCGCCTTCAACAAGTTCCGGCAATTCCGCGATCACATGCTGAACATCCCGGATCGTGTGGCCGCGATGGTGGCCGCCGAATCCGACGCGGCACGGTGCTACGAGATTATCGCTATCGAGATCCGAAAGGCGCTCAATGAATTTGCCGACTCCAACGGCTGAAGAGATCTATGCAGCTTCGGCGGCAGCCGGCGCGCGGCCCGACCCGTTGCTGAAGATCTCGCAGTGGGCCGACCGGTACCGGACGCTGTCGCAGCGCGCCTCGGCGGAGCCGGGACCGTGGCGCACGGATCGCACACCGTATCTGCGCGAGATCATGGACTGCCTGTCGCCGGCGTCGCCTGTCGAGCGGACGGTGTTCATGAAAGGCGCGCAGATCGGTGGCACAGAAGCGGGAAACAACTGGATCGGCTATGTCATCCATCAAGCCCCCGGCCCTATGATGGCGGTGCAGCCCACCGTGGAGATGGCCAAGCGCAACTCCAAGCAGCGCGTCGATCCGCTGATCGAGGAGTCGGACGTGCTGCGCGTGCTGGTGAGCGATCCGCGCTCTCGCGACAGCGGCAACACGATCCTGTCGAAAGAGTTCCCCGGCGGCGTGCTGGTCATGACCGGCGCCAACTCCGCAGTCGGCCTCCGCTCCATGGCGGCACGGTATCTGTTCCTGGACGAAGTGGACGGGTTCCCCGGCGACGTGGAAGGCGAGGGCGATCCGGTCAATCTCGCCACGGCCCGCACCCGCACGTTCGCGCGCCGGAAGATCTTCATGTGCTCGACGCCCAAGATCACCGGCTCGTCCCGGATCGAGGCTGCGTTCGAGGAGAGCGATCAGCGGTTCTATTGGGTACCGTGCCCAGTCTGCCGCGAGTTCCAGACGCTCAAGTTCCCTCAGGTGCGCTGGCCGAAGGGGCAGCCGGAGAAGGCGGTGTACATCTGCGAGCATTGCGGCCAGGAGATCCACAACCACCAAAAGCAATCGATGCTGGCGCGCGGCGAGTGGCGGCCCAGCGCGGTGCGCGACGGCAAAACCGCCGGATTTCACCTGTCCAGCCTCTACTCGCCAGTAGGGTGGTTCTCCTGGGCAGATGCCGCCAAGCAGTTTGTGCAGGCGCAGAAGAACCCGGCGTTGCTTCAGGTATTCGTCAACACGGTCCTGGGCGAGACCTGGGCTCTGCAAGGCGAAGCGCCGGAGTGGCAGCGGCTGTATGATCGCCGGGAGGATTACAGGATCGGCGTAGTTCCTAGGGGCGGGCTGTTCCTGACGGCCGGCGTGGATATCCAGAAGGACCGCATCGAGCTCGAAGTCGTGGCGTGGGGGCGCGGGAAGGAGTCGTGGTCGGTCGATTACCAGGTGCTCGAAGGGCAGACCGCCGAAGCCGCGGTCTGGCACAAGCTCACAACGGTGCTCGGTTCCTACTACCCGACCGAAGGCGGCGCGGCGCTGCCGATTGGGAGGTTTGCCATCGACTCCGGTTATGCGACGCCCGAGGTCTACGCCTGGGCGCGGCGATACGGCGGCACGCGCGCCGTGGTCATCAAGGGCGATTCGCGCGGGGCGGCGCCCATCAGCGCGCCCTCTCCGATCGAGGTGGGGCCGCAAGGCAACCGAGTGCGATGGGGCATCCGGGTTTGGCCGGTGAACGGCTCGATGATTAAGGAAGAGCTGTACCGCTGGCTGCGTCTCGACCGCCCCACGGAGGAAAGCGGCGAGCCGTATCCGCCTGGGTACTG